CAGCAATTAACGCATGATCAACCAGTCCCTGTTTGATAATCAACAATGCGCTGTCTTTTGTTTCTTCGTCTTTGCCAAACAAATCCAAATTGTTGTACATCCATGTGAAGATTTCTTCCATTTCTTCTGGACGAGCCCTTCCGCAAAGCAATATACGAGCTTCTTTTATCTTGCCCTTTTTAAACAACTCAACCATGTCAATTTTATAATCAGCAGCACCTGTTTCACCAGCGGTTGGCAGCAGCAACTGGCCTTCATTGACATTTTGTTGCAACATATTGATGCACTTGCGCAGGTCTGGATATGTTAATTTAACATAAGTGTCTAATGTGTCGAGATCAAAGTTGACATTTTCTTCAACTAAAATAGTAGCTACCCGAGCAGTGAATTCCGTTTGGTCGGTTTTGTCCACATGAAATCCCTGACAACGACTATGAAGAGCAGGAATAATTCTATTTGGGTAATTGCAAGTAAGAATAAACCTACTATGGTTACTGTAGGTCTCCATAACTCCGCGTAGGATAGCCTGTGCGTTAGGTGTGAGATAATCTGCTTCATCTAGTAATACTACCTTGAATGGTCCAAACGGAATCATTTGCACAAAGTTTGTGATCTTGTCACGCACAGTATCCACATTGTTTTCACGTGACGCATTGATTTCCAATACATCAAACTCTTCGATACCCAGTTCATTGCACAATACTTTGGCCAATGTTGTCTTACCAATGCCAGCAGCACCGCTTAGTAGTAGATGTGGAATACTTCCATCTTTGATCCATGCACTCACTTGTCTACGCTGTGCGTCGTCTTTAAACACATAATCGCCCACTGTTTTAGGACGATATTTTTCTACCCACAATTCAATCATACTAGTTCTTCCACAATGCCTAACATTTCTGCTAAAATTAATAGACCGCCAGCAGCAACTAAGTTGCCTTGGATCAAACATCCACCGGCACCAATACGAATAATACTCTTTACAAGGCTAACATAAAAATGTCCCTTGCTTGTGTCTTTGGGTTGAATATTAATATTATCCACGTAGGCTCTCCACAGTAATAATCTTTGCTAGACTTCGGCCAAGATCCTCGTCATGCCCAATAATATGCAATTGATTTTGACTGCGATCCTTGTGTCGATCATATGTACGGGTTTCGACAACGGTTCCGCCGTTGGCACGATATATGCTTAGCCGCATGGGCTCTGTGCTAAGGCTTTCGCTGTCTGTGGATATAGCAAAGCCTCTACTTTTTTGATTTGACCTTTCAACAATATCGCTTGCGCTGTTGACCCAATTGCGTAATTTAAGTTTTAACCAATTCATTTCTTTTTTCCTTCTGCTTCTGCTACACGTTTGCGTAGACTTGATGAACTAAATGAATGATCTCGACCGTTGTAAACAATCTCGATCCCACGTTTTGCACAGATTTCTTTACCTGTGAATTCTTTTGCTGCATACTCAACTCCTAGTATACGCACATCTATTGGTAAAGTCAATAAGATGTCTTCCAAGTCTTTCTCTGTTTGGTAAACAACAATTTCGTCCACGTATCGAGTAGCACTCAGTGTAATTTGTCGTTCCACAATGCTTTGAATGGGGGAGTTTTTGGTGTCGGGTCTGTCAATAGTGGGATCAGTTTGCAATCCAGCAATCAAATAGTCACAATGATTTTTCACTTCGGCCAGCATGGCAATGTGCCCTGCATGAAGAAGATCGAAAGTGGAAAATACTATTCCTATCTTTTGACCTTCTTCTTTTAGTTGTTTAATTTTATTGAATATCATACTACATAATAGCTTATGCAGCATGATAAGTCAACGAGTTTGAAAATTTATTCTGCTCTAACTACATCGCTGGGTTTTTCGTCAGCAGCCATCAGTATGCAATTGTTGTCTACACCGTGTACTTTTAAGATAGAACCATCTGCTTGTTCAATTTCATATTTGCGAGTCCATCGACCGTGTTCAATCAGGATCCATTCTCCCACAGCAACGTCCCTTTGATTGGGACCAACCGCCCACACTTTACCCCATCTTGGACGAATACCCTGTGTTTTACCATCATCAGACGGCACATAAATTCCAGAAGCAGTTTTTTCCATGCCAAAATCCATGTGGCTAACTAAAATCTTATCGCCCAGCGGGGTGACTGTGCCCGTTACTCTCATTGCTTGTCCTTTGATGGTTTGGCAGGAGCAACAATACTAGGAGCGGTGGATGCTGGCTTGAGATCTGATTTTTCTGACAACTCTTCTACTGTCTTTGGTTCTGCTACTTTTTTGGGAATTTTGTGATAATGTGAAGCGGCTTCCTCACGTTTTTGAACAATGGTACTGCCTGCTCCTAATTTATCTCCGCGGGCATTTACACCAGCATTGCCTACGGCAGGAGTTAGTTCGTGTTGCTGGGCCAACTTGTTCATGTCAACCATTTTTCCTTGGGCTGATTTATATAATGTCATTTTATTTCCTTATTTTAAAAATTCTCGAATGTCTAACCTAAATTTTAGGGAATTGATTTTGTGTACGCCTATGAGGTACAATATGTAGGATGCCACGCTGCTACCTCGCCCCACTCCCCACAGTATATTATTTGATCTCATGGTATCAACTAGATATTTAATATACTTCAATAAGTCGATCATGTCATATTGGTAAAACAATTCCAATTCTTCAACTACTCTTTGATACTCTTCCTCATTGGTAGTCTGATTTAATAAAAAACCCACAATTTCAAAATTTTTGTATTCCTCAGGCATGAACCAAGAATTTTGATTTTGTCGATCCCACAAAGCACTGTCATCAATATGATCAGCCATTAAAGACAAATTTGGAATTTTATCTGCGTTGACGGCCTGTGATTGATTGTATTGATCAACCTCGTCAACATAGACATTTTTTAAAGATGTTATTTTTCCAGAGTACAGCGCCAAAAACGCTTCCTGCTCAGTTACTGATATTTCACCAACATTATTGTTTCTCACTCCGACCACCCTTGATGATCTGAGGTTCGAACTTTGGCCCAGTGGTAAGATCTAAATCTTCCCATGTCAGCAACGAGCCTGCTCCTGTATCTAAATTGTCTTGATTCCACCAATAGTCACCTGTTAAATCCAATCCAGTTTCTTCTGGATCTCTAATACAATATTGTACATGGTCACCTAGGATGCTGTCAATAGTTATGTAGCCAATTTCAAAATAATCCAAAGTTATGCTCTGAAATTTCCTAAACAACACACTGCCTACATAGTAATCAGATGGTTCTATGGGATATTGCACTAGATTGGTTTTTGTGATTTTTAATGCATCAAACAGTTCATTGTCGGAACATATGAAAATACTGTTTTGCAAACATGCATCCACTAGTGTTCTTAGACGTCTAAAACCGTTAGCAACCTCTACTGGGTTTAACGGATCTATTGCAACAGTGATATTATATTGATTGGGAATGACAATGTTGCCAATGACCAGTGTGCATGAAAAACTAGTGGGCCATACATAATGTTCTAATTCAGTCGACATTGATCAAATCCTCTAAACCGCCATCTTGTGTTTTTTTAGCCAGATCCTGTGTAGATTTTATCTGTCTACGTTGTTGTTCCATTTTAAATGCGTCCAAATTTACAACTATTTGCTGAGCAGCAGATCCTTGCCCCAGTCTAAGAGCTTGGTAATATTTTCTTGTTAGATCAAATATTTTATTTTCTAAATCTTGATCTTTTAATTTGGAAAGATCGGGTAATAGGGGATTGAACATTAGGAAATTTTCATTATATAGCAAAGTGCATAGTAAGGCGGCAAATTGGCATTTGTTGTACTGGTACCAGTCGGATTAACTGTGATGTTTGTAACAGCTGAAGTAGTTGGAAATTGGTAAGGAAAACCCATGCCGCCGATTTCACTACCAGCACCGGTTCCGTCGATGCCGCTTGGTGTACGTGCGTCGTATTGACTTTGATGGGCGTGCCCAGGATCATTCAGTGTGTGACCATGAAGCGGCACTATTGCATCTGTACTGCCACCGGTACTGCCTACATTATAGTTTTGTCCAGCACCTACAACAAATTTATCTCTTAGATCAGGAATAGGGTATACAGTACCATTTGCCAATGTCAGCACGGTGCCATCGCAGAGCTGCCAGCCTACTGGAATAGTGCCCACAGCTCCATACCATAAAATAATGGATCCTATAGGCACGAACGAATTCAAAGTATTTTGAAAAGCAGTCACACCGCCGCCCAATGGGGGATTTGTGATGTTGACAGTGGCAGGTAAATTGTTATTTGAATCTGGAGTATAATATATTCTACTATTAGCAACATCCACTCGAGTGACTGTGAATTTACTTAGATTGATATTTGTAAAAGTTGCACCGGTTATAATTTTATCAATAGCAGTGTTTGACACAAAATACGATCCGTTGGTGTCAGTTCCATAACTGACTCGACCTACACCGATCACATTTAAAAATAGTGGGATACTGCCTGCTCCTCTAGTGCCGTCAGAGTTTCTACCTGTAATTACCAAATCATTGTACCCAACCACACTGGCGTATACTGAATTTGTATTACCTATCCTCAGTGTGTCAAGTGCAGTTAATGTTTGTGTGGCCGTAATACTGGGAGCAGTAATATTGAGTGTTGTAGCAGCCAGACTGTCCATGTAGGAGTTTAAATTGCTTAATGCTTGCTGAATATTGGAAAAATTGCTTCTAAAACCTTGACTGGGATTGTCCTGTCCTGGTTTAGGAAAACTGGTATCTATATTGGTTAT